ATATAAAGAAAGGTAAAATAAGAAAAGATATATCTAAAATTAGCGATAGGGATGACCTTATTGCTGATTTATTTAAATTGAATTTTCTTACTATTTCAGCACTTAAATATGTTTATAATGCTTTACCTGATGATATAAAAGATGATATACCAGATAAAGCAAAAGAGTTATTAGATAGTTCATTCAAAAAGTATGAAGAAACTAAAACAATAATGGATTTATATATAGAAAATAGGGATATGTCCTTTATTGATAGAGTATTAGAAAAACAAGAGAATATAACTAAAATTATAGAGAAAAATAAATGATTAGATATAGTGATTTTAAAGTTTACCCTATGAGAAACCATAGATATAAGATAATTGAAGATATTCAATATTATAATGTAATAGTCCCCAAAGGATATAAAACTAATGGGGGTAATATTCCAAGATTATTTTGGAGTATTTTACCACCAAATGATAGTGAGATGTTACCTTTGTATATTATTCACGATTATTTATGTGATTTAGAACAATATAAAAAGGCTGATACATATCTGTATAAAGTAGGTTTAGATTTAAAAGTTTCTAAATGGAAATTAAAATTAGTTTATTATGCCATTAGACTTTATCATAAAATTAGATATAATTCATAGAAACGAAAAGAATAGTGCGATCGGTATAGTAAGTATGTTAGCAAATGCAGGAATTGATTTAGTATCTAAATTTATAGATACAAGTAGAGATAAAGTTTTTGTAAATGGGTATATGACTACTACTCTATCATTCTATTTTAGTTTTTCAAAAACTGAAGCAGATAAGTATAAACGAGGATATAAATTGTGATAAATGAAAGGATAAATCTAAAACAAAATAAACTAAAGGATAAAGATGGTATTAGTTATATGGGATTATAATGAAAAAGTATATAGTAAAATGTTTAAGTTAGAAGATATTATGTATAAGAAAGAATTGAAATTAAATGGTAGAAAACCTAATAAGTTAATTATACCTGAAAACCTTTACATCGGTAAAACTAAAAATAAACTAAAAAAGTTATGTGCTTATAACGCTAAGATAGTTACTATAAAGGATAAACATGACATTCAAAGAACTTAAAAACATACTTAGTTATACTACTTTATTTGATCTAGGTATAAAGAAAGATGATGAAGCTATAGCTGTGTTTGTAAATAATGGTATTAAAGACTTACAATCTAGGTTCTTCTTAAACCCTAAAACAGATACATTAGATTTAGATGATAGTACTGTATCTTTACCTACAGACTTTAATAGGTTTATTTCATTACAGTACAAAGATAATAATGAGTTTGTTAGATTTAATGTTACTGAAATGTATAAAGAGCTAGAATACAAACTGATACATAGTTTTAGTGGTTTACTTGTCCTAGGAGACATTCCTGACAGAACAGTAAACTTTATATATGAGTCTAATATACCTTTAATAGATACATCAGAGGATGATTATGACGATCAAGTAGTAAATGTACCTACTACATTCGTAAACGCTCTTACCTTGTATGTAGGGTTTATAGCTCATGCGTCTATGGATAGTAATATTAAAGCAGAGAATAATACATACTATATGAGATATATTGCAGAATGTAAAAGACTAACAGCTACATACAGTATACTAGAGAGTAATAGTTTAGATACTGATTACACAAATCCGATAATAGGTATCTAAAATGGCTACTAACTACATTAGAGGTCCTTTAGGAGACTCTATAAATATAGACGATGAAATAGCTAAAGGGCATAGTACAGTAGAAGCTGTAGAAGAAGAGCAGTTTACTAAACCTGTTACATTTACTCAGATTAGACAAACAGTTACAACTACAGATGAAGTAGTTATAGGACATATAGAGAATTATGTCAATACACATGAATACGTACTAGTAGCTCAAAAAGGTACTTTAAAGGTAGAAGTAAACCCTGATGATGACAGTATAGGAGATCTTAAGTATACTGCTGATGTAGAAGGTAAACCTGATATTTTATGTATCTTAGTTAGAGATAGAGAACATGAGTTATTAGTATCAAAACCCGTAATAGTTACGATAAATACAAGTCTACAGTAGTAAGGAAATAAAATGTTTGAAAACATGTTAAATTTAGTAGGAAAAGTTAGCGATAAATTCTTTCCTGATAAAACTAAAGAATTAGAATTTAAGAATAACTTAGCTTTAGAAATGATGAAAGAAGCAAGTAAAGAGAATAGTGAATTTAAAAAATTCATGTTAGGTTATGAAGGTAAGTTAGAAGACATACCTAAAAGTATGCAAGTATTAAGAACGTCTGTTAGACCTATAGTTACTTATATAGTAGTAGGAGCTTATATATATGGGTTTCTGCATCCTACAGAGTTTACCCCTAATCAGATGGGGACACTAAGTAGTGTAGCATTGCTAATATTAGCTTTTTGGTTTGGAGAGAGAACATTAAAAAATTTAGGTGTAGTAGATGCTTTAACTAAAAAGGACAGTAAATGAGAAATTATTTATTTGGAGAGTCTTATATTATTTTTAGAATACTCTACTTATCTGTATTTTTAGTATTCTTTAATTTTATTTATAAAGTATCTGTAGATATGACAATAAATAAAGAAGCTAAATTGAGTTTAGAACATATCAGACAGTGTATACAACATAGTACGGGTAGTAAGAAACCTACTACTAATATACTTAATCGATGTTTATCAAATTCTTTAGTAGGAGGTAGTACTGGTGATGTATTCGTAGTATCGATACGTGACAAGAAAGTAGTATGGGATAATTCATTAGATTGTAAAACAGGAGATAATTCTACACTAACTTTAAATGGTATATGTAATAAAGCGTATGACGCTAATAGTTGTGTAGAGTTAGGTAATATGATAGCTAAAGGATATTCTAATTCGTTTGTTTGGTATTTTAATGATAACCCTGAATACGGTAGTTGGATAATACTACCTAATGAGACTTTAAACTTTAACGGTACTCCTAGAGCAAATAGTGAAAGTACAGATCAATTAGCTATTGTACAGGGTGTACAGTATGTAGAATTTACGGAATACTTAAAGTACATTAAATGGTTTGTTAATACATATATAGGTATATACCTATTCCTATTAGTTATAATATCATCAATTATTTATAAAAAAGAAAGAGAGAACCAAATGAATGACTAATGAACAATTACATACTTTAATGCAGTTTACAGTATATATGCGAGATATATTATTAGGAGCAGTAGGTGGAGCAATAGCTTACTTACTTCAGTATAAGAAACATAAAGAGGAAGATACTACATATACGGTTCAATGGAGTTTACTTTTAGTGAATATGGTATTAGGAGGGTTTATAGCTTCTATTATAGGAGATATTGTACCAACTGATACTTCTTATCATAACTTCATAGTAGGCTCTATAGGAGTAGCTAGTTACCCTCTATTAACTCTTATAGAAAATAATATAGCTATAATAGTATATGAAAAATTGACTGACACTAAAGTACAGGAAAAGGATATCGATGGAAAATAAACAATTACTTAAAACATTTAAAGCTAACTATGATGACGCTAGTCAGTTAAGAAATAACCAATTAGATAAAGTAACGGGTTGGTTAAAAGTATATAACAGTGCTAAATACGGTAATGAGAAACCTTATAAATCACAATACGTATCAGATCTAACTAAAAAACTAGTTAGTTGGCAATTACCTGCTCTAGTAGACCCACTGGTTAACAATAAAGATTTATTAGACTTTAAACCTGCTACTTATAGAGATACAGCAATCACAATACAAGAACAAAAAGTAGCTTCTTTTGACTTACTTCAAGCTAACAATCATTATACTTTTATAACCGATTTAGTTAGTAAATTGATTAAAGAAGGTACTTGTTTTGTTAAATTGGGTTGGGAGTATGAAGAAGTATATAAAGATGTAGATGAACCTATATTTCAAGTTAACCCTGCTACAGGACAACAAGAGATGGTAGATATGAAAACAGTTACTAAAAAAGTAGTTGTAAAGAATAACCCTACACACCTAATATGTAATTTAGAAGATATCATAATAGATCCTACTTGTGAAGGAGATATAGAGAAGGCTAACTTTATTATCCATGATTTTGATACAGATTTATCCTCTTTAAGAAAAGACGGTAGGTATAAAAACTTAGATAGATTAGAAGCTAGATTAGAAGAGTTAGATACAGATACTAGATACTATGATACCAGTTTGAAAGAAGCTGAAGATATATCATTTGAATTTGCAGATAAAGCTAGAAGAAGATTAACAGTACATGAATATTGGGGTAATTATGATCTTAATGGTGATGGTATAGCAGAACCTATTGTATGTGCTTGGTGTAATGACATAATCCTAAGACTAGAAGAAAACCCTTTACCTGGTAAAAAGTTACCTTTCGTTAAAGCAGACTATATAAGAAAACCTAAAGAAATATATGGAGAACCTTTAGCTGCATTAACTAAGAAAACTCAACATATCGATAGTGTGCTTAAAAGAGGTGTGTTTGATGACCTTAAAAGGGTTAATAACGGACAGATAGGTGTTAAGATTGGAGCTATGGATGATAAAAACTTTAATAGGTTTAAGAAAGGTTTAGATTTCCAATATAACACTTCAATGAATGATATATGGATAAATGAATATAAACCTATGTCGGGTAGTATATTTAAGGTAATGGAAGATAACCATTATGAAGCTGAGTCTTTAACAGGAGTTAAATCTTTTAATACAGGTGCTGGAGGTAACAGTTTAGGTAGTACTGCTGCTGCAGTAAATGCTACTATGTCTTCATCAAGTAAAAGAGAAATGCATATAATTAGAGGTATTGCTGAAACATGTATTATACCTATGGTTAGAAGATGGTTAGAATACTCTAGAGAATTTAGAGAACCTGAAGAGATAGAGGTTATTACAGATGACCCTTATGTACCAATCACTCAAGAAATCAAATATGATGTAAAAGTAAATATAGAGAGTGCAGAAGTTAGACAACAAAAGATACAATCTATGGGCTTTTTATTGCAAACTATGGGACCTAATATGCCACATGAAGTACAGCAGATGTTATTAGCTAGGTATGTTAAACTGAATGGGGAGTTGGATTTAGCTAAACAGATTGAGACTTATCAACCTCAACCAGATCCTATACAACAACAGATGGCTCAGTTACAAGTACAGTTACTTGCAGCACAGGTTGAACTTGAAAGAGCTAAAGCAGCTAACTATGCAGCAGATGTACCTTATAAACAAGCTAAGACTGAACACATTAAGTCAGATAAGGACCTTAAAGATCTTAACTATATTAATGAAGCTTCAGGCGTTAACCATAACCAAAAAGTGGAAATGGAAGACGCTAAAAGCTTTCATAAAATACAACAAGATACTAATAAAGCAGGTATGGAATTAGGTAAAGAATTGACAGTAAATAGTCAGAATAATACATCAAACGCACAATCTATGTTATAATTTTGGTGTAATAAGTATATAAGGAGCAAAAATGTTTATGGATATTAAAGAAGCAGAAGAGTTAGTAGTACTTAAAAATGCTATTGAAAGATTAAAAAACAATAGAGATTTTAAAAAAGTAATTACTCTTCAATACAATGAAAAAGAAGCAGCAAGGTTAGCTAAAGCATTAGCCAATCCAGAAATGCAAGAAGATATTGATCAAAGGATAATCAAAGAGAAGTTAGCAGCTATTGGACATTTAGATGCTTGGTTAGATACTAAAATTAGATTAGGTAAACAAATCGAACAAGAACTAAAAGAAACTGAGAAAGACCAAAATAAAACAGATATGGAAGAACCAGAGATTGACGAAATTACTGGTGAAGAACTAGGAGCTGAATAATGGAAGCTAATGTAGATCTAACTTCAATGAACGATGAGGAATTAGATAATTTCTTATTAGGTGAAGAAAGTAATCAGGGCGTTGAGGAAGAACCTCATGTAAGTCCTACATCTGAATCTGAAGAAGAACAACCTACTGAAGATACTGACGAGTATACGGAAGAGGACTCTGCTGAAGATTCGACTGACGATGAGCAACTTGATGGATCATCTGAGGAGGAAACAGATACTGAAGAAGATACAGATACTGACACAGAATCTGAAGATGAAGAAGAGACTACAGAGTCAGATGAAAAAACAGATCTAGGCGAAATAGAACTAAAACCTATTAAAGCTAACGGGAAAGAGTATGAAGTTAAATCTATTGATGAACTTTATAAGTTAGCTAGTGCAGGTATTGGAGTGCAGTCTAAGTTTCAAGCTATAGCGAAATACAAGAAAGAGATTGTTACAGCAGAAGAGTTAGGGATTGATTTAACAGAAGCAGTTAATATTGCAGCTAATCTTAAAGAAGACCCTCAAGGGACTTTAAAAGCGTTAATTAAGCAATATGATGTAGATGAATCAGAAATAACTTTTGGGTTAGAAGATGAAGGTAACGTTGAGTTAAAAGATTATAGAGTATCAGATGATACTGTAGTATTTAACGATATTATTAAAGAGATAGGTAATACACCTGAGTTTGAGAGAGTTAAAGACGTAGTCCTGAATAAATGGGATGAAAGAAGTAAAGCTGAATTTTTTAAAGATCCAGTACTTTTTAAAGGTCTTCATCAAGAAATGTTACCTAATCCAACATTAGATAATAAGTCTATGTTTGAAGTAGTACAACCTGAATTTGAAAAGGTTAAACTATTTAACCCAAATTTAACTGACTACGAAGCATACTTAGAAGCTAGAAAGATTAAGGTAGCAGAGATTGAGCAACATCTACAAGCTAAACAGCAAGTAGAAGGTAAAATTAGCCAGAAGAAAGCTAAAATTGCTGATAAGAAGAAGAAAGCTTCTCCTAAAACTCAGAGTAAACCTGTAGCTAATATCGTTAAAGACATGAGTAAACTTAGCGATGAAGAGTTAGAGAAACTTATATTAGGAAGTTAAAAAGGAATATTAAATGGCTCAAATTTATGGAAATGGGACAACAACAGCTACTAACGGAGAAAACGTTAGAATTGATGCACTAAGTGAAAAAGCGATTAGAACAGCTAAAAGAGAGATTATTTTTGAACAGTTATGTGATAGTAGAACTATGCCTTTACAACACGGTAAAACGTTAAAGGTACATAAAACACTATACATTTTAGATGATGCAAATACAAATGATCAAGGACTAGATCAAAACGGTAACCCAGTAAATGGTGATGGTAACTATGGTAACTTATATGGTTCAAGTAGATCGGTATATGATATTACAGATGGTTTACCGAAACTAAGTGAAGGTGCTGGAAGAGTAAACAGAGTAGGTATTACTAGAATTACTAAACAAGGTACACTTACTAGAATGGGAGCATTCTTAGAGTATACTGATGAAGTAGATTTATTCTCAGATGCTAAAATGGAAATGGATTACTATGAGAAAATGGGTGAGTTAGCAGCAGAACTTTATGATGACTACTTACAAAAAGAGTTATTAGGTGCTTGTGGTATCGAACTGTATGGTGGAGAAGCTACAGCTTTAGATGAAATTTGTGGTACAGACGATGATAATACAATAGCATCAGCATTAAGCTATAGTCTAATCTTAGATGCAGAGGATATGTTAGCAGCTAATCATGCTAAAATGAATACTGAGATTATTAAAGGTTCAACTTTACAAGGAACAGTACCTGTTAATGCTT